GTAGTTCTCAAGCAGCTGGAGGACTTCATAGCGGTTGATGCTTCGCTTAAAGAATATGATTATTTAAGCGAGCCGCTGAGAGCCATCACAGGACGTGCTCGTGAGATCATCACGACTGTTCTGCGTGGATTAGATCCCACGGATCCAGATCAAGCTCAGGATTTTCTTCCTCAGCCTGGACCTGGGGCCACTAATTCACCTCTCAAGAAATCTGAGCGATATGAAGCCCACTCAGATTACGTTCAAATTAGTGACGTTGTGGATATGGATGAGTGGTATAGACCACCATTCTGTCCTCCTAGATTATTTTACTTAAATCTAGGTGGACAACCGCAACAACATGTCATTAGGCCTCGCAAAAGAGCCGCGCTAGCGCGACTCAATATACACGATGCACCAACCTCTCGCTTCAAATTAGTTCCAAAAACTAATAGAAAAGGGAGAGGGATCTGCATCGAAGAGAATGAAGTACAATGGCTACAACAAGCGCTTCGTAAAGCGCTTGTTAAGAGGATAGAGTCACATCCTTTAACAAAAGGATATGTAAACTTTACCTCCCAAAATATCAACAGAGAGAAGGCTCTGGACGGATCCATTGATGGATCAAAAGCGACGTTAGATATGTCGTCGGCATCTGATCGCATTTGGAGATGTCTAGTTGCCTTCCTTTTTGGTAAGAACAAAAAACTGCTAGATTTTATTCTGGCATGTTCAACCAACACTGTTGAGCTACCCGATGTGATCGAAGAAACCTTTATTAATGAACTACCTATTAATAAAATTTCTCCGATGGGTAGCGCCATTTGCTTCCCCATTATGGCACTTGTTCACTTTTCTTTAATCAAGGCCATATTGGAATTCTCTGTCGTGCCACGGGAGTTAATCAAGGATGTATACGTTTACGGCGACGATATTATTGTCAACCGTGAATGTGTACAAGCGATTTACGACTATTTGCCGTTGTACGGAATGAAATTCAATGAAGACAAATCATTCCATAAATCGCTATTCCGAGAGTCCTGTGGCTTACACGCCTATAAAGGCCGTGATATAACGCCAGTGCGGTTCAAAATCGCACGCAAGAATCTACGACTCTCTGATGTTCCGGGAGTTCTCCGCCTCGAAGAGGCTTTTTATAAAAAGAACTACCGTAAAACAGCAGAAAGACTTCGAATCGAGGTGCAGCGTTGTTGTATCGGGCATGGAATTAAAGATTTCTATCCCGTGTCAACAACGTCCCAATTGTTGGGATTTTACCGTCCTGACAATGAAGCGAGCCTTACAACATTCAAGAGTATCGTTGAAGGTAAGTGGCACCGAGACGTACAGGACAAGCCTTATTACGCCTGTAAGGTGTATACGGTACCGGTAATTGCCGACTACAAGGTAGAATCACCTCCTTTAGTTGGTGAACCTGGTTACCTGCGATGGCTTTGTACCCATGGCGAGAGGTCCAAGTTCGTAGAGGATTGTCCATCTGAGAAAAAGTATATCAGATGGAAGACTTTGCCCGAATCCGCTTTAGGCTTTCGCAGCTCAGAAGAACAACTGCGACCTCAGGTGAAGCAATTCACTGAGGAGTGGTCACACTTTCGAGGGTATGACTACTAAGTACGTAAAGCAAGAGAAGGCAAATGGGCGAGGGAGCACTTTAAGCTGCCGACCAACGTGCTGGGTTCGACCCAGCCCCCGGAC